GTTTCTGAGTACGTTTGGGTATCTTATTTACGCAAACTACAAAGACAGCATCAACCCTATTGTAAACATGGCAAAAGGTAGTCAAGATTGTGGCAAATAGATCGTTCTTACTTATTCACTACAAATTATTTCATCACCTTGATAGATTAAAAAAAGGTCAGGCAAAGGCTCAATGCCTAGCGGTCTATCTATCCTTAATGAAATATGCGTGGAAGTCTAAAGGTTATGTGTGTGCGGTCAGGTACTCAACGATTGAAAAAGATACTTTACTTTCAAAGATGACGGTCAGACGCTCCATAATTCACCTTGCCAAGCTTAATATTATTGAAGTAAAACGCTTATCCTCCGCTAATAAATATAAGATTAACCCCATATTTCTGGTATCAGAGAAGTCTACGAGAGAACACACTAAAGTATATGAGAGAACATTCAAAGGTATACGAGAGAACACTATTAATAAAAACAATATATACAATATACAATATACAAATATAGATAAGATTATTGCTAATGGTAATGATAAAGATAGTATTGTAAGACAGTTAGCCGATACCATAGCACTGCCAGACCTATTATTAGATAAGAGAAATATATATTACTGTAATNTAGCAATCGCTTTGAAAAAAGAAAATGAAAAACCCAAAGTGGAATTGAATACGGGTGCGGTGTTGAAGAAACTAGCCAAGGAAAAGAACCCCCAGTATCATATTAAGAAGCAATATAATATTCGTAACAATATCAAACCATGGGAGAAGTAACAACGTGGTCGGAAAGCCAATGCAGAAAATCTATTGCCAAGGTAAATCTAGGCAGACAGGTAAACCTTGTAGATGTAAAGGGTATAGAACAGCGACAGGATTATATCTTTGCAAGTATCATGGTGGACAAAACAGATTTGCCTTCAATCAGCACAATTATTCTGATATAGCGAGGATCAAGAAACTTAAAGGTTTAAAACAGTTTCAAAAGTTTACTGATGATGAACTCGAAAAATATTACAAAGAAAAAGTCAAACCAAGAATTGATAACAACCAACCAAGCAGATACTATTTGCGAGAGACTTTGCGACGGACTGACTTTAGTAGAGATTTTAGAGGACAAGCAGTATCCGTTCAGCTTGATGAAGTTTTACGCATACTTAAAAAAAAACCCTGAACTTGAAGAGAGAGTAACTGAAGCCAGAAAACATGGTATTCAAACTTTAGTTGATAAGATGCTCCGAATATATGATAGTGATAAAGTACCAGATCAATCGCTTATTTTATTTTTAAGAGATAAACAATCATTCCTGAAATGGATTGCGGGTAAGATTACAGATATTTATTCAGATAATAAGGTACAGAATATTAAGCAAGATACATCACTCAATATTTCTTGGTCGGATGGTAGTCAGATTAAAGAGATTGAGGGGATTGTTGATGAGATAGAACAACAACCCCCTAAAAATTAATCGTGATCGTATTGTTTCATGACAATATTAAAAGTAATATCGTGATTTGCATTATGGTGATCTGCAAGTTCTTCAAGAATATTTTTTAATGATTTAATATTCATTCCTTCATCGCTTTGATAAGTAGCCAACACTTGATCTTTCATTTTCTTATCAGTTTTTTCATGATACTTATTGCCTTTTATTTCTACTTTGTATTTATCTATATACATTGTTTACTTTCCTTTCTGTTGAGTTTAACTGATAAAAATTTATAACCATTTCCATAGGATATTTTTTTTATACAAATATTTCTTTTAACTAAATTATCTACCTCACTACTGGTTTTTTTATCGTTATCAGAATAACCTAACCAATTTGGATAAGATTTTTTTAAAGATACTAAAAGTTTTTTTCTTATTAATTTCATTACGCTACCTCTTTCTGTTGTTTTATTATTTTTTTTGTGAAAATAATTTGTTGTTTATCATTATCAAATAAATCAAAGGCAACATATTTTCCTTGATCGTTTGTTCTTAATATTAAATCAAGATGATATAAACTTTCATGTTGATCTAATTGAATATGTCTATCTTCCATTACGCTACCTCTTTTTTATTTTTATTATAATCATACCACTTAATCTCTTCTAAATAATTAACGGCATCATTTAAAGATTGTCTGACGTGTTTACTTTTAAACTCAACATCTTCATCAACATGACAAGCCAACCAAGCTAATAGACTAGCCAGTTTATCTTCTTTTTTTGTAAATGTTTTCATTACGCTACCTCATTCTGTTTTATGTTTTCGCTTCCACAGCTTACGCAAACTTCAGTCATTTCTGATAGTTCAAGCCAACTGTAATTTTGTTCTGGGTTTTCTTGAAACTCTTTTAAAAGAATACCCTCATCACAACCACAATCTAAGCATTTCATTGTTTTCCTTTCTGTTGTTTATTAAAGCATATCAAATTAATATATTGATGTAAAGATATATTATTTCTTTTCAAATACCTTTCTAATTGTATTCGCATAATACCTTTAGAAGTCCACCAATTAAGAATTGTTTTAGCTTTTAATTGTTGTGTCATTTTTTTAATACTTTCTTAACCTCATTTTTAAGATGTATTAAATAAGCACAATACTCAATGTCATCCTCTGTTTTACATCCGTCTTTAATCATTTCGTCTATATTATCTCTAATAAAAGACATTTCAAAAACATCTTTGAGTAGTGTTTTTAATTGTTTTATATCTTCTGTTTTTTTCATTTTTAATTTACCTTTCTTTGTTTTATTAACTCNATGATNTGTTNAATTGTCGTTTGTTTNCTGACAATTATTCCATGCTGTAAACCTAAATATCTAATGATATTAAAGTCTTTATTTTTACCCTGGTATAGTTTCATTTTTTCTATTCCTTTCTTTTAGTTTTAAATTACAAACCCGCTTAAATCTTTTTTCGCTTTACCTTTAGCAATCAAACCAACTATAACACCCTTAGGGTCTTTGAATCTAAGGTCTGATATATCACCGTCAACCACTTTGCGACCTAAATAAGTTTTAGGTAACTTTTTAAAAACAACCGCAATATTCGTATTTGTTTTTAATAAGTCTTTGACGTCGTCGTCATTACTTTCCGATTTACTAAAAGTAAGTTTATAATTGTCCGGCAATTCCTGAATACATCTATTTTTTATTTTGGTGTAATCGTGAAATATAACATCCGGGTTGTTTTCCATTAAATTTAAACCGTTGATCAGTTTATAGCGTTCGAATGGCAAGTCGCTTGTCCCATTTAATCTAATGTTTAATTTTAAACCGTCTTTAATTGCTTTTTTAGAATAGCGTCTTATTTCATTGTTTAAATGAATAAGAAATTTTGCGCGATCTTTTAAAAAGTATCTTGTTTTATTGATACGGCTTTTTTGTACGGTTGTCATTTGACCTCGTCCAGCTGTATTTAAACATGATTTGATACAGCCTTTTGAAGCCATTGGACAAATATTGACACCGCTTAAATTATACGGTGCTAAATGTAAAATTGCGCTAGCATAACCAAATTTGATTGATTTTTGCATTTTGTAATTTGCAAATGACAACAGTTTTTTTTGCGGTTTATAATTCATTTTTTAACCCCCCTTTTAAGTTTATTAACGGCTGTTTTATATGTGATAGCAGGGTTTTTAATTTGTTTTATTTCATTAAAAAAAGACTCACAGCTTTTAACGTATGTTTTAGGTAGGTCTTTTTTATCAAATATGAAATAATAGCTTAGATCATTTTTTTTTATTTTCATTTTTTATTTTCCTTTCATTGTTATATCAAATCAATATATGATTATTATGTTATTGTCAACCCATAAAAAAAACCCCTGACAAAATTAATTATCAGGGGTTAAAAGGGAGTTATTTTTATTGTTCTAAAATTTCTCTTAATTCTTCCATCATGTCACCAGACTCATCAAAATCTGACAACTCAAGGTCTAATGAATTAGCGATCTCTTTATCTGTTAATTCACAAGGTTCTTTTTTGTTTTTATCCATTTTGTTTTATCCTTTCTTTGTTGTTTATATAAATCATTCCTATAATCGCACTCATCTATTGAAGCAATAGCAAGAACTACACCCATACAGACAATAGACAAACCTAAAGATAGAAAAATTAATATTAAAGACATTTCAGACATTTTTTAACCTTTCATTGTTGTTTTAAAAGTAAAATAATACAAACTATAGGAGGTAGTATTAAAATACTAAACATTATTAAATAATTTAAAAGCATCTGCATTTACCTTTCTTTTGTTTTGTTTATATCAATATAATATACAATAAAATAAAAGTCAATACATAAAATAAAAAAAATTTAAAAAAGTTTTAATGTAATAAAGTTGTAATTCTTTTATTAAGCGAGCCGTCAACTTTTCTCACAACAAGAGCAACGGCAACCAATATAAAAGAATAAATTANTATTACTTCCAATAACTTTNTATTATCACATCTATATATAATATATGACAACTACATTTTACAGATTGCACACCCCCCTATACCCCAAAAAACCACCGCACTTTATTATATATATATTCATGGGACTGTAGGACACCTTTAGCCAGACACACTTACCCCACTCCGCTAAAACAACCCACACCTTTTCCTCTTTGCCAAGCCTACCTAAATACTATATCTGGTATAGGATGAGTGAGTTTGATACTAAAGATGTTAAATCAATTGTTTATGTAGACCCCAAAACAAACAATGTAGTGATAAAGATTACTGGTCTACCTAATAGATTTGCGTCTATGCTTTACATGGATTGGATTATGTCAAGTCTAGAATTTGAATATCACCCAGATCAAGAACCTATATCAAGCACAATGCACTAATGCAGATTAAAATAGAATACACCCCCAGAAAACATCAGAAGTATATTCATCATAAGATAGATCAATACAGATGGTCTGTACTCGTTTGTCATAGAAGATTTGGTAAAACAGTCTGTATGATTAATCATCTTATCAGATCCGCCATGACCTCTAAAGAGAAGAACCCTAGGTTTGCTTATATTGCTCCAACATTCAAACAAGCAAAGTCTATTGCCTGGGATTACATGAAACAGTTTTGTGAAAAGATTGTGGGTACAAAGTTTAATGAAACAGAGCTACGTGCAGATTTACCTAATGGTTCAAGGATTACATTACTAGGATCAGAGAACTGTGATGGTTTGAGAGGAATCTATTTAGATGGTTGTGTGATTGATGAATACGCTAATGTTAATGAACGATTGTTTCCAGAGATTATAAGACCTGCACTATCTGATAGAAAAGGTTACTGTGTGTTTATTGGTACACCTCAAGGTATGAACAACAACTTCTATGAGCTTTATCAACACGCACAAAGTGCAGAGGATTGGTTTCAGTATAAAGCAAAAGCATCAGATACAAATATCGTAGACCCAGATGAATTAGATAAGGCTAAGCAAGTGATGGGAGATAACAAGTTTAAGCAAGAGTTTGAATGTGATTGGATTGCAAACATTGAGGGTGCGATCTACGGAACACAAATCGCAGAGATGGAAAACAAACGCCAGATTGCTCGTGTACCTTACGATCCTTCCTTGCCAGTCTTTACTTCATGGGATTTAGGAGTATCCGATCATACTGCAATTATCTTTTGGCAGCAATTAGGTAGAAGCATTAATGTCATAGACTACATAGAAGAACGTGGTCAGGGTTTACCTTTTTTTGTACAGCTCGTAAAAGAAAAAGATTATGTTTATCAAGATCATTATGCTCCGCATGATATAGAAGTTACTGATTTTGGTAATGGTAAAACTCGTAGAGAGGTCGCCTATCAATTAGGAATACGATTTAAAGTCGTTCCAAAAATTCCACTAGAAGATGGAATACACGCAACCAGCATGTTGTTGCCTAGATGCTGGATAGATGTAGATCATTGCAAAAAACTCATAGATGCGTTAAGACATTATCACAGGAAGTATATTGATAAAAACAGAATGTTTAGATCAAAGCCTGTACACGATTGGAGTAGTCATGCGTGTGATGCTATGAGGTATCTTGCTGTAGGACTACAAGAACTTAACACTAGACAAGTTGCACCTCAAAGTGTAGCAGATAATAGTTACAATATATTATAAATTATGGGATCATTATTTTCACCTAAAATGCCACCGCTACCTCCAGTGGAACCCGCACCAGAGCCACCATCAGCAGAACTTTCCGCTGAAGAAAAAGAAAGAATTGCATCTGAACAAGCGGGAGTAGAACGAAGAAGAAAAGGAAGAAAATCAACAATATTAACTGGACCACTTGGAGTTGAGGAAGAAGCAGAAGTGGGAAGAAAAACTTTATTAGGAGAATAGTATGGGAGGCGTATTTAAATCACCACCACCACCTGCACCACCAACTCCTGCACCAACTCAAGCAGAGGTTTCACAAGCAACTGCAATGGATCAATCAGGATATGGTACAGACATAAAAACAAAACGAAAAGGAAGATCAGCTACAATTTTAACTTCATCTACTGGTGTTCAAGGAGAACCAACTTTAGGTAAACAAAGTTTATTAGGATCATAATGGCACAAACAGATTTAACAAAAGCATTACTCAAACGATATGATCGTTTAAAATCTCAAAGACAAAACTGGGAAACGCATTGGCAAGAAGTTGCAGATTATATGCAACCAAGAAAAGCAGATGTAACTAAAACAAGATCAAAGGGTGATAAACGAACTGAACTTATTTTTGACAGTTCTCCAATTCAAGCCGTAGAACTTTTAGCAGCATCACTTCATGGGATGTTAACCAATCCTTCTACCCCTTGGTTTTCTTTACGCTTCAAAGAAGAAGATATAGAATTTGAAGATGAAGCAAAAGAATGGTTAGAGTCTGCAACAGAACAAATGTATATTGCATTTGGAAGATCAAACTTTCAACAAGAGATATTTGAACTTTACCATGACCTAATTACTTTTGGTACAGCAGCAATGTTTATTGAAGAAGATGAAGAAGATATTTTAAAATTTTCAACAAGGCACATCAATGAAGTTTACATTGCAGAAAATGATAAAGGTAGAGTAGATACTATATTCAGAAAATTTAAAATGTCTGCAAGAGCAGCAATACAAAAGTTTGGAACTAATGTAGATTTTGAAAGTATACAAAAAAAGAATCCATACGAAGAAGTAGATATTATTCACGCAATCTATCCAAGAGATGATTTTGATGTAACCAAACAAGATAAAAAAAATATGCCTTTTGAATCAGTCTATATGACAGGCAAAGGTGAAGAGTTATCAGTGTCTGGGTTCAGAGAGTTTCCATTTGTAATTCCAAGATACTTAAAAGCATCACATGAAATTTATGGAAGATCTCCTGCAATGACAGCTTTACCTGATGTTAAGATGTTAAATGAAATGTCAAAGACAACCATCAAAGCTGCACAAAAACAAGTCGATCCCCCTTTACTTGTTCCTGATGACGGATTTATTTTACCTGTAAGAACAGTTCCTGGCGGACTAAACTTCTACAGATCAGGCACAAGAGATAGAATAGAACCACTAAATATTGGAGCAAACAATCCACTTGGATTAAATATGGAAGAGCAAAGACGAAACGCAATTCGTAATGTATTCTATGTCAATCAGCTGATGATGCAACAAGGTCCACAAATGACAGCAACTGAAGTGATACAAAGAAACGAAGAGAAGATGAGACTTCTAGGACCAGTGTTAGGAAGATTACAATCTGAATTATTAAAACCTTTAATTGACAGAGCATTTAATATTCTC